GCTTGATCACCAGCCACTCGTCGCCCTCGCGCTCCAGAATCCGGGCCGCGAGGTCGTCCTCGTGCCAGCGGGTCATGATGATGAGCTGGAGCGCGTTGGGCTTCAGGCGCGGGATGAAGTCGAACAGGTACCAAGCCCAGAGCTTCTCACGGGCCGTCTCGGACTGCACGCTCTCCTTGCCCTTCACCGGATCGTCGATCAGGCCCAGGTCGCCTCGGAATCCGGCGATCGCGCTCCCCGAGCCTGCCGCGAGGTACTCGCCCTGGAACGGTCCGCCATCGAGCTTCCAGCGCCCGGTCGATCGCTGGGCCGGGTCGAGGCTGATGCCCAGCGGGCGATGGTGGAGGTCGATGAGGGACTTGATGCGGAACGAGAACCGCTCGGCGAGGTCTTCGGAGTGGGAGGCGGCCAGGACCGACTTGGTGGGGTTGTTCGCCATGAACCAGGGCGGGAACAGGATGCTGCCATACGTGCTCTTGGCCGAGCCCGGCGGCATGAAGATCATCACCTTGCGCCTGGGGAATCCGTCCGGGCCGGTGAGCCTGCCCTCGGTCAGCCGGGTCAGCGTCTCGGTGATCAGCCGATGGTGCATGGCGGGCTCGAACCCGCACAGCCTCGCCCAGTCGTTAAGGCTGCGCTTGGTCAGGATGAGCTGACGCTGCCTCGTCCTCAGACGCAAAAGCAGCTCGTCGCTCTCGCTCCAGCCGTGCAATCTCGCGCTCCACCTGTTCGAGGGTCAGCTCGTCGATGTCGCCTGCGCTGGTCGACGGGTCAAGTTTCGGCTCGCGCCAGGACTTCAGCCGGGGCTGGAGAATCGCCTGGGAGGCGCGCAGAGCCACGCCGGGATCACGGTCCTGGGCGGAGAGCGCCAGGACGCGCTGGGCGGCCTTGAACAGGATCGCGTCCTCACCCAGCTCCAGCTCGTCGGGATACCAGTATTCCAGCTCAGTCAGGCTGATCTTGAGCGCCATGGCGATGCGCTGGTGGGGCGTGCCGTTGAACTTGAGGATGACAACCATCTCGCGGTGGGCGTCGGTGGGCTGGTAGGCCCCGAGGCCGAGGGCGATGAGCTGGCGTCTGGGGTTGGATTCGCGCATCCGACTAGCCGGACCTCGAGAAATGGGTCACCGACGGCCCTTAGGCTTCGGGGGCGACTTGGCCCGCTTGGAGGCGTCGACGAACTCCCTGGCGACCGCCTGGGGCACGCCGGACTTCTTCGCCACCTGGGGATCGTGGGCCGCAGCCCGCATCAGCCTCGCCTGCTTCGGAGTCTTGGACGGCATCGCGCGCTCTCCCACAGCGCCCCTGCGGGGCAGAACAGGTTTCCGGGATGGTTTCGGGGGCAGGATAATCCTCCCCTCTGAGCGTTATCAAGCACTTAGCTCATGTTCGTCAGGCTGTAACTCTATCCATCGACAACAAAGCTCAACCCTTTCAAAGGCTTACTCCCTCTATCCCCCTTTTCTACAGTTCTTTCAAAAAGGGTAAAATGGGGGTCGGCTGCGCATCACGTGTACGCACGTGCGCGCACGGCCCTGCGCATGACGCACGTGTTGGGAGTTTGGGGGATACGTTAAAAGCCGTCGAACACCCTCTAAGGTCTTGTAATTCTTGAGGAAATCGGGTGTTGAACATTGTAACCCTCTGACGAACATGAGCTAAGTCGTTGAAATCAGGGCCAGATGCGCGAGAGCCCCGCCATCGACCCCGCAGCGGACTGGGGAGGGATCGAGACGGGGCTCTTCATGGCCTGGGTTGTTTTCGCCCGACGGAAACCCCCAGCACCGGGACCGATGATGCGCCGATTGCTCGGCCTGGACAAGGCCCCGTGTCTCAAACTATCCTCACCGCTGCCTGAGAGGCACGGGGAGAGCCTATGACAACCGCCTACAATCGGCCTGACAGATTCCGCCTGAAGAGGGTCCATGGCCGCGTGGTGAAGGCCCTGGACGAGCTGCACCGCGCAGGCGGCGAGCTGTACCCGGACAAGTTCGCGCCCTTCCGCTCCCGCCTGGACGCGGCGATGGGGCAGCTCGCGGGCGTTCGCGACGAGGTGTTCCAGGCCGTGATGACACTCCCGCCCGAGCAAACCGAGCGTCTCCCTTTGGGCGACGACCTCCAGGAAGCAGCCGAATGAGCGATCACAGGAAGCAGTCTCCCGAGCTGGAGCGCATTCGCGACATGCCGCCCGAGCCCGCCTGGAGCCCCGACGACATCGAGGACCAGCCCGAGCCGGAGGACGAATCCGATCCCCTGTTCGAGGATGCGGACGACGCGCCCGAGGAGAACCCGGAGCGCGATCAGGCGAACCATGAGCGCCGCGCCTATGGGCTCGTCATGAGTCTCCAGAACACCCTGATGGGCCTCAAGCTCGCGAATCAGTTCACGAACGAGGAGCTGCCGGGGGTCGACCTCACGGTGATCCACGAGGTCCAGGAGGGCTTGCGCCAGCTCGTGCGCGACCTCCAGGCGAAATATCCGCTCTGATGCCGGTCAAGCTCTCCGAGGTCGAGAGCCTGTTCGAGAGCTTCGATTCGGAGGCCGACGTGCTCCTGGACGAGCAGGCCGCGAACCCGTCCGAGACCGTCTCGGCGGCGATCGCCATGGGCCTTGCCATCCGCCTCGTGACGTTCGTCCTCGGCAACCACATGGCGAGGACAGAATGCGAACAGGTAGCGACCAGCCTCGTGACCGAGCTGAACACGCTGCGGCGCAGCGTGGCGACCCGGAGCGCCGGGCCGAGCTGACAGGCCCGAGGCTCACGCGGGCCGCCCAGGCGGTCGAGTGGCTGCGCCGACTAGGCGAAGGCCCTCAGGACAAGGCGACAGCGGCGCACAGCGCGGCCTTCATCCGCAACATCGGATTCTCGGACGACGAGGTCCGGCACGAGGAGAGCGGGGACCTCATGACCGCAGGCGAGGCGCGCGACCGCTTCGGGCTGCACTGGTACTTGTCCACGGAGTTCACAGGCAAAGAACGCATCACGAAGGCGGGCCGGGACGAGCTTGCCCACCACCAAAAGTAGGACTAGCCTTTAGCCGACTGATCGGTGCGCGACCCCGATTGGTAGGACCCAGGACCGATGACCATGCAGAGGTGTTTTTTCTAGGAGAAGACCGTGACAACAACAGACTATGCCATCATCAAACGCCAGTATCCGATCCGGGATTACTTGGCGCGCAGAGGTATTCGGCTCGACAAGGACGATATGTTCTCGTGCGTGGCCCCGGATCATCCTGATAAGACGCCATCGGCTCACGTCTTCACGAAAGACGGCTATGATGCCTGGAAGTGCTTCGGGTGCGGCAGGCACGGGGACGTCATCGACCTCGTCTGCCTCGACCAGGGGCTGGAGAAACCCGAGGCCGTCGTCTACCTGACGGGCAAGGAGCCCATCAAGCCGCCGCCGCCGATCCGGGAGCAACCGAGGCTGCGCGTGGTGAATGATCTCGGACCGATCCCAGAATCCGCCCCGGTCATCCGCGCAGGCCATCCCACGCCCCCGATCACCCGGAAGGACGGCACGACGCGAAAAGGGCAGATGCCCGAGGCCGTCCACGAATACCGCGATCCGGGCGGAAAACTCCTCGCATATGTGCTGCGTTTTCCGCCCAAGGGCACCTTCAAGAAATCGACCCCGCCGGTCCGCTGGGACGTCAGCCTGTCCGGGTTCGTCTGGGCGGGCTTCGCGGGAGAGGAACGAGCCCCGCTCTACAACGCCCCCGAGCTGGCAGCGCGGCCTCACGCGCCGGTCCTGATGGTCGAGGGCGAGGCCTGCGTGGATGTCGCCCAGGTGCTCCTCCCGGACTGGGTCGTGACGACCTGGATCGGAGGCGTCGGGCAGTTCAAGAAGGCCGACCTGACCCAGCTCGACGGACGCGAGGTCACATTCTGGCCCGACAAGGACCCGGGCGGGTTCGAGGCCATGAAGCACATGGCGGAGAAGGTCACGACCTCACGCCGCTACTGGATCGAGCCGAAAGCCGAATGGGAGCCGGGCTTCGACATCAAGGATCTCGCAGGCCAGGGTCCGGGCCTGATCGAGCCGGTGATCGCCTCCCGGGCGTTCATGGTCCGGCCTGCCCAGGAGCTGGGCGAGCGCGATCCGATCCGGGCCTATTGGCAGACGAAGACGCGCGGCGGCTGGGTGCCCGACGAGCTGGGCGAGTCGATCGTCATGAACCCGGGCGGGCCGGTCGCTGCCAAATCCGAGTTCAACGCCTACCTCGCCTTCTGCCACCACCCACGATTCCAGAGCCTCGAATGGGACACCCTCCAGCGGGTCGTGCGCTTCGAGAACAAGCGCCTGGAGCCCCATCAATACCGCGATTTCGCCGGGATGCTCTACGCGGCGACCAAGCTCTCGACGGGCAGGGACGCGACCAACTCCGCCGTCGCCGATGCCGCCCTGACGCGACAGGTCAACGGACTCGCCCGCCAGCTCCGGGCGGTGCAGTGGGACAAGAAGGAACGCCCGCTCTGGCGCTACTTCGGAACCCAATACTCGCTCTGGCACGACATGGCGCTGCGGCGCTGGATGTTCGGTCTCGCGAGGCGGATTCTGGAGCCGGGATGCCAGCACGACATCATGCTGATCCTGGAAGGACCGCAGGGCGTGGGAAAGACCTCGGCACTGCGAGCCCTGGCCTCGCCCTTCGACTACGACGGCTATGTCGACATGATCTCGCTGGGGTCGAAGGACAATGACTGGATGAAGATCGGAGGCAAGCTCATCGTCGATTTGTCCGAGCTGGCCGCCCACCGCGCCGCAGGCGACGACGTGATCAAGGGCAAGCTCTCGAACACCCACGACAACTACCGCCCGCCTTACGCCTCCCACTTCATCGACGCCCCGCGCTCCTGCGTCTTCGCGGGCTCCACAAACCGCCAGGACGCCTACCTGTCCGACATCACCGGCAACCGCCGCTTCGCGCCGATCGAGGTCTCGGGCAAGGTCGACATCTTCGGGCTGATCCGGGATCGGGAGCAGATTTTCGCCGAGGCGATCGTCGGGCTCGACAATGGCGAGACGAACTGGTGGTCGGATTCCGAGCTGGAGCAGCAACGCTTCCAGGTCGAGGGCCGCCGCGAGGCGACCTATTACGAGGAGCTGATCCGGGAACTCCTCGACAGCCTTCACAAGAGCATCCGGTTCCTGACGCCCCGCGAGGTCTGGCAGAAGCTGGAAGCGCACGACACGACCATCCGCCGCCGCATCAAGCCCGAGGTCGACAGAATCCTGTCCGCGCATGGCTGGTCGGCTCGCCCCGACACGAAGGGCATGCGTCGATCTGGATGGTGGAAGACGGGGAAAGACTAGGTTCGGAACCGGACGGACGCGATGCTGCCTCTTGCGCACCATGGCGTCAGTCCCTATGATTCCCCTACGCAGGGCCGACCAGCCCAGCCGTTTAAAGCAGGCGCGGTTCCCTTTAGTTGACGCGCCCTCCCAGAGTGCCTTGTCCCTCGACGGTGTCTCCTAGCACCGTGGTCATCCGAGGCACTCGACGGCCCAGGCAATGGTCGAGCAGTGACAGCCGTCGCGGGCGAAGTCATGGGGGCCGGAGTCCTTGGAAGGGACGCTCCGGCCCCCGCGTCGTTACAGGGTGATCGTCACCCGCAGCGCGCCCCATTCCTTCAGAATCCGCAGCCCGACCTCGACGCTGTCGCACCAGCGCCCCTGGCCGCCCGCCGCGATGACCTTCTTCAGGAAGTTGGACTGATCCTCGGTCGGCTCCTCTCCGGGCCGCTTGATCTCCAGCGCGTGGATCATCGCGATCGGCGGCCCGAACAGGATCAGGTCCGAGACGCCGGGATGGACGCCCATGCGGGCCAGCCGCTGCGCCTCGGGGCTGTAGGTCTTCCCCGTCTTCGGGTTCGTCTTGCGCGCCCGCAGGCCCTCGTTGGGCGGATGGAACGCCACCCAGCCGGGGCTGATCCACCGTGCCAGGGTGTCGGAGAGCGCGCAGTGAATCTGGAACTCGCTCGGCCCCGGCGGCAGCTTGCCCTTCTGCCGCTTCGTCTTGAGGAGGTCGAGCTGGCGCTCCTCGCTCATGCGGCGACCGCCTGGGCTCCGGCCTCGCTGAGAATCTCGCGGATTTCGCGATTGATCGGCGCATCGCAGCAGTCGCAGCGCCTCACGCCCAGGCAGAAGGCGACCTCGCCCAGGTCGAACCCGCGCAGGATGCCCTCGCGCAGGAGCGCGATCTGGATGTCGTCGGAGATTTGCCAGTCGAAGGCGTCCCAGCGACCGACGGCTGTGCGATGGACCCCGCCGATCCTGGCGATCTCGGCGGCGGAGCCGTAGAGGCTGATGAGCCTCGGGATGTTGCGCTTCATGGTGTCCTCGGATGACGATGTTGACTGAGACGCAACATAAGCTATGCTTCAAGGTTTCACAAGGAGTCCGACCATGAATGCCGTCACCCAGGCCGAGAGGCCTGCCACCGTCATCGACCTCGTCGAGCAGCGCATCCAGAGCTATGCCAGCGTGCTGCCGCCCTCGATCCCCGCCGCCCGCTTCGTGGGGGCGTTCAAGGTCATGGCCCTGAACAACCCTGACATCATGCGCGCCGATCGCCGCTCGGTCGTCATCGCGGTCGCCCAGGCCGCCCAGGACGGTCTGCTTCCCGACGGTCGGGACTGCGCGGTCGTCGTACGCTCGGGCAAGGCCAGCTACCAGCGCATGGCCGCCGGGCTGATCAAGCTGCTCTACCGCTCCGGTCAGGTCTCGTCCGTCTCGGTCAACCTCGTCTACGAGGCCGACGACTACAGCTATGTCCTGGGCGACGACGAGCGGATCATCCATCGCCCCTCGCGGGTCCGGGACCGGGGTCCGATCGAGGCCGCCTACGTGATCACCACGATGCGCGACGGCTCGAAGAACCGCTGCTGGATGTGGCGCGAAGAGATCGACCGCATCATGCGGATGAGCCCGCAGGGCTGGGACCGGAACGCGGCCAAGCCCAAGGGAATCTGGGCGCAGCACTATGGCGAGATGGCGAAGAAGACCGTCCTTCACAGGGCCGTGAAGCTCCTCCCCCTCGAAGGCCTCGACATGAGCGCCGAGGCTCCCGAGCCCGAGGACGCCGCGTGGCAGGAGCCCGAGGACTACGGGACCCAGCCCGACAGCGGGCCGCAGGAGCCCCAGCAGCGCCTGGAGCACCAGCCGGAGCCCGAGGAACCCTTCCCCGGCGACACCCCCCTCCCAGACGATCCGGCTAGTCGGCTCGAGGATTCAGTCCCGACCCCGCCCGACCAGGACGTCGAGACGTGGCAACCCCGCCTCCTCGCCTTCAAGGACGAGGTCAACGGGCGGCTGACCGTCGACGGGGTCGAGGAGAGCTACAACGGCTGGATGGAGGAATACCCGGACGCCCCGGAGGATGCCAACGAGGTCATCGCCCGGCTCGTCTCGAAGCGGGTCGCGGCGATCAAGAAGGCCAGCGAGGACGCCGAGGCCTACACGAAGGCGAAGGGCTGAATGTTGCGGTAGACGCGACACTGCGCTATATCTCCTGGGCGTGCCCGACACGCTCAGGAGCCCACCATGTCCCGTTACGCTGAATCCCTCCGCACCGCCGAGCCCGGCCTGATGCAGACCTCCCTCTTCCTCGTCGGAGCGGCCCGCCCGTCCGGCATAGGCCGCATGGACGCCATCATCGAGGCGACCTCGGAGAGCTGCGCCATCGAGCTGCACAAGCATCACTTCGGGTTCTACGACGCCGAGCCCGACTACGACCTGGACGACGTCACCGTCCAGGAGCTGCCCCGCCTCGTGGGCGACCTGACCGTCACCCCCATCGACCTCTGAGGAACCCCATGGCCTTCATCGTCAACCCCAACTCCAAGACCATCGAGCATTGGGAGCCGAAAGGCTCCTTCCTGCCGTCCCTCAGGGACGCGATCGGCTGCACCCAGGTCGACTCGATCATGATCCAGAAGAACACCGTCGCCTGGGTGGACAACTTCGGGCTGCTCAAGGTCCCGCAGCGGTTCTGGCGCTTCAAGGATTCCGCGTTCCGGTTCGCCGGGACCGTGATCGTGACGGGCGTCGATCCCGACGGCATGCCCTGCAACATCCCGGACGTGCCCTTCGAGGCCATGCGCCAGCAGATCGACTGGTGCGAGGGCGATGCGGTCCTGCGGGTCCGCGAGACCCTGGAGGTCACCCCCACCGAGCAGGGTCCCTGGCCGAGGGTCGTGCGCGTGACCGACTGGAACCGCGTGATCGCGGCGGACATGCCGCCCCAGCCTGCCCAAGGCCAGTACATGGTCGCGGAATCCGAGATGCCGCTGGGCGGTCCGGTCCCGGTCTCCCCGACCGGCCCGGTAGAGCCGCCGCCAGCCACCGTCCCGAGCCCGCTGCCGTCCATGGAGGCCCTCCTGGCGACTCCGGCCCCCGAGCCCGCTCCTGCGGCTCCTGAGGCCTCCCAGGAGCCCGCCCCGGACCCGTTCGTCTGGACGGTCCTGTCGGACGACGAGAGCGACCGCTTCGTGGCGATCCAGGCTGATGCCGTGACCGGCGAGGCCACGGGCCGCCAGGAGCTGTTCGCCGAGCTGAAGGACATGACGACCTTCATGAAGGGCATCCAGGCCACCCGCCTGCCGGACTCGCCGGACGCCTCCGACGAGGTCGTTGCGGTGTTCAGCTCGCCCGAGTAGGGTCGGTCCCGGTCACGAATCCGGGCAGTGGTCGCCCCCTGCGCTCTGCCCCGGACGCCTCCCCCGCCCTCACAGGCGGGTTTTTTTTGCCCTGGTGGTCGCCTATCGGTCTACACGGTGTTGACGTCTACGCAGCATCACGCTATATCCGACTAGCCGGACGCGACCCGGCACCAGGAGACGACCGATGACCATCCGCTCGAACGAGACCAAGACCTACAAGTTCTCCCCCGCCTGCATCGAGTGCGGCGTGACCTTCCAGACCAACGTCAAGACGGCCAAGGCCTGCTCGACCGAGTGCCGCAAGGCCTTCAACAACCGCCGCATGCAGCGCGGGGCCGAACTCTACGACCTCATGATGGCGCACCGCTTCGACCGCCATAACCCGGACGCTGCCGAGCAGCGCGCCGCCATGTACCGGATGATCTCGGTCTACCGGGACGCCGACAACGCGCTCCGCGCCGGTCGCCCCTCCTGGGACAAGGATTGCCTGGAGCAGCTCCCCCTGGCCTTCTCGACCGAGGGAGACAAGCGGTGAACCGGACCCTCTTCGCCCTCGCCCTCGTGCTCGCCAGCTTCGCCCCTGCCCAGGCCGCGAAGCTGGTCTACTCGCCGAACCCGCCGCCGACCATCAGCGTCAACGACCCGGTCCCGGCAGGCTATCGCCGCGTCTGGCTCCCGGATGCCCCTCAGACCGCGATCGAGCAGATTCGGACCTGGATCGCCGACCTGATCCGCCCCGCGCCTGTCCGGGCCTTCATGCTGACCCCCGAGGCCGCTCCGCCCCTGCCTTGGGAGCGGAAATGGATCGAGACCAGCCAGGGCTGGGTCCAGGCCCCCGAGGAGTTCTGCGGGCGGTGATGTAGACGTAACATCTCAGGCACGTTATAGAGGGCGGGGGCAACCCCGCCCTTTTCGCATTGGAGCCAACCATGCAAGTCGTGACCGAGACCCGCGAGCTGAACGAGGATGCCGCCCTGGCGCGCATCCTGCACCATGTCACCACCCCGCCGGAGACCTCCCGCATCTTCCGCATCACGCCCAAGATGGCGAAGGCCCTCCTGGAGAAGTTCAACCTGGGCAACCGCCCGAAGAAGGAGGCCAATATTGCCCGCTACGTACGGCACATGCTCAACGGCACCTGGGGCCTGACCGGGGACACGATCAAGTTCTCCGACAAGCAGCTCCTCCGCGACGGCCAGAACCGGCTCATCGCCTGCCTGCGCTCCGGCGAGACCTTCACGACCCATGTCGTCTTCGGGATCGACGACAGCCTGTTCGACGTCATGGATCAGGGCAAGAACCGGGACGGGGCCGACGTCCTGGCAATCGCCAAATACGCCAACACGACCACCCTGGCAGGCGCGGTACGCTGGCAGCATCTGCTGCTCGGGGATGCCAAGAGCCGCGCCTCCCTGGAGCCCCCGGAGATTCTGGCGATCGTCGAGACCAAGCTCGACAAGGAGCTGATGAAGGAGTGCGTCGGCTGGGGCATCCAGATTTACGACACCCACCGCTACCCTCGCGGACTCGCCGCCGGGGCGCTCTACGTGTTCTCGGGCCTCAATCCCCGCGCCGCCCGGGAGTTCGCGACGGGCTGGGCCTCCGGCCAGTTGGGCGGGCGCTTCACGCAGATCGGCAACATGCACAAGGCCCTCCAGGCCCTGCATCAGGCCTCGAACGGGCGCGTCCACGACACCGTCCGGGCCGCGTATCTCGTCATCGCCTGGAACCTGTTCGTCCAGGGCAAGCGGGGCCGCAAGAGCGACTTCGACTGGGTCCCGACCCAGGACTTCCCCGAGATTCTGGCGCAGTGATCACCAGGAGGGCTGCGGCCCTCCTCCACCCCTCCATGGAGACACCACCTTGACCCGACGCAATCTCAACAGCCTGGGCCTCATCGCCCCGCCCATCGACGCCATCCGCTTCTATCGGGGCGTCTGGGTCCTCTGCACGACCAACAAGAACGGGGACCTCCTGCGGGCCACCCACTTCGCCGCCTGCCTCATCAGCGGTCGCTACCCGCTCTGGGCCGTCTACCGGGTCGGCGGCAAGTTCCAGCGGTTCTACGGCTCGCGCACCGAGCTGGAGACCGACTACAGCCGTCTGGTCTGGCGCAGGCTCATGGCCGAGCTGACCTACGACACCCTCAAGGACAACTCCCTGGCCCAGCGCCGGGCCGACATCGCGTCCGCCTACAAGACCCCGATTCCCGCGCTGGAGCGGGTTGCGTGAGCAAGCGGGACATCTTCCACAAGTGTCCCTATTGCGGCGAATGGCACGACGCGGTCGCCGTCATGGACGACAAGCAGCCCCGCAAGATTCGCACGGGCGACTTCTCGTTCTGCATCGACTGCGGCGAGTTCGCCGTGTTCGATCATGCCGCCGACGGCCTGACCCGAAAGCCGACCGTCCTGGAGACGGTCGAGATCGTCAACGACGCCTCCATGCAGACCCTCAAGGCCGCCTGGAAAATGACCATCACCGAAGAAGGAAAATAGCGTGGCGAACATCACCTACAACAACAACTCCGCGATCATCACCCCGACCGGATCGGAGGACATCCACGAGGTCGAGATCACGCGGGAGCAGGCCCGGCAGCTCGTCGACGAGTTTCCCGACATGCTCGACGATCTCATGACCGCGATCGATGTCGCCCAGGCCGAGACCGACGACGGCACGTCCGCCATCGTGCTCCTGGTCATCAAGCCTGACGCTGTTCCTTCTGCCGCTTGAGCAGCTCGCGGCGCTCTGCGGCGAGCAAGCGTCTGACCTCGACGCTGTCGTAGCCCCAGTCCCATATGTGCCGCTTGCTCTCCGGGCTCAGTCTGTCGATCAGGGCAAACTGAGCCCGAACCATTTGCGCGTATTGCTCCGCCTCGGATTCTGTCGCGTCGTGCGGATGTTTCGTTTCCAGAAGAGCCTGCTGCATGTCACCACCCCGAGCCGGTGGAAAGATAGGCGTCCAGGAACACCGAGGCTATGAGGCCCAGGATCGCGACCCCCGCAATCCACCACAGGCACCCGTAATCCGCGCCGCCGGGCATCAGTCCCGGAACGCCTGCTCGACCTCGATGATCACATTCCGAGGCGTCGTGATGGTGATCTGGATCGTGATGGTCTCCTCGTCTCCGACCTCCGGCGCGATCGCCACCGGCTCCGGGCTCCAGGCGAGATCGAGAGCCACCAGGAAGTCGCGGTGATAGCCCGCGATCAGATTCCCGATCGTCACTCCGTTCGACCAGCTCGGGACCTTGTTCTGATCCCCGTTGATGATGTTTCGCGCGCCGACCGGATCGTCGACCGTGTCGCTGAAGTGCCGCTCCAGGGTCTCGGGCTTGCCGTCCTTGACGCGGAACCAGCCCTGCTCGTGACCGAGGAAGCAGACCGCAGCCGCGACCCGCATGTCGAGCGCCTGCTCCGCGTGCCATTCCATGTTGGTCGTGATGCCCGGGAACTGCGCGGCGATCTCCTTGTCGGCGCGCTGGTAGTTCTCCAGCCACGTGAGCTGCACGAACCCGCGTCCGTAATAGGTCTGGCCGGTCCTGGAATCCGGGACGCCATAGGCCATCCCCGATCCTTTGCCGTACTCCTCGATCGGCTGCATCGTCGACGCCGTCTCGTGCCGCGTGGTCGCCATGCAATAGGCGAGCCAGCGCAGATCGTAGCCTGCGCGATACTTCTCCCAGACGTTCAGGAACACGCCCATGCCGTCCACCTGGGACTGCGAGAGGCCGCCGAACTTCGGACGGATCGAGTCGTAGAAAACAGCGCGATCGAACATCACGGATTCTCCAGCCCGAGCTGCTTGCGGACCTCCGCACAGCTCTCCTTCATTGACAGGAACTTCCCATCGGTGAACGTCACGACGCAGTTGACCGACGACGACAGCGTGCCGCCCGACTTCGGGACCGACAGGCTGATCACGTATTTCGGATTGATTGCGACCTCCCGATTGTCGACCGTCTTCAACACGACCAACTCCAGCAATGCCAACACCACCCAGCTCACTCGCGTATCTCCCGGATTTCGTCCGCCGTTCGTTCGTCGATGTGGCGGAATCTGTCGTCCGCCTCTGGCATAGCGCGCACCAGCTCGTCGAGCTTCACCTGGATCGCCAGCGTGTCCGCCGTCTGCGAGGACTGCAACACGAACAGCAGCAGGAGCGAGATGATCGAGATCATGAAGTTCGTCACGTCCAGGCCTGCCGTGGCCCATAGGACGGCCAGCAGGGCCGCCGACAGGATCGGGGCGAGCGGATGGGCCGCGTAAACCGCGACCGCCGTCCACGCCCTCGCCAGGGCTTTCATAGCTCGCCGATCTGCCTGAAGTAGAGGCTGTTGAGATCGGCGACATACGTGTCGAGCTGGAAGACCTCGAAGTTCTGCGGCACCAGCAGAGTCGGATCGTTCACGGCTGATCGCACTTCGCCATCCGTCGAGCACGCCACATAGGTCACGGTCGGGTCGAGGGTCTTCACGAACTCGTACCAGTCATCGCCCGCTGCATTGCGCAGGAACAGCGTGTTGACGAACATCTGGTTGAGATGCCCCTGCGTGACCACGATGTCAGTGTCCTCCGGGTTCGGTGCCGGAGGCCGCATCGAGGGCGGCAGCTCAGTCGGTCGATAGGCTCTCCAGATTCCGAGACTGGTGGCTGTCATGGTTCACCCCGCGACCGTGTAATAGGTGCCGTTCCAGTACCATTGCAGATACGAGTAGGCGATCGACATCGAGTTCGCGGGAGCACCCGCGAGCGAGAGGCCCGTCATGAACGCGCCCGCCGGGACGTCCTGCTGTCGGGGCGTCGTCTGGTGACCGACATAGACGTTGCCGGTGCGCCGCATCGCGAAATAGGCCGTGAAGTTGCCAGTGCAGACCATGTAGCCCGCATAGCTCTGATCGACCTGGACGTTGAAGTTGGGCCACGCGCCCGAATAGCCGATGTAGTTCCAGTTCTGTGACCAGACGTTGCCGCGCACATAGAAGACGCCCGCGTTCGAGCCGTCGATGTTGGCCTTGGTTGCGATCTGGTTGTCGCGATAGACGAACGAGCTGTTGAGCCACGTCGACAGGAAGTCGCCGCCCGCGCCCCAGGCCGTGCCGTAGCTGTTGCCGTCAGTGCCGAACGAGGCCGTGCCCGCCAGGACCGGACCGTTCGCCGTGATCGCCCCGCCCGCCGTAAGCGCCCCGCCGACATGGAGCGGTGCCCCCGGCATTTCGTAGCTGTCGCCGTCGTATTGCAGGAAGCGGTCCTGGGCGCTGTTGAGGAAGACCACGCCCTGGTTCGCGTCGGTGTTCCACCCGCTCGCCAGGAACGCGCCCGCCGTCGCCATGATGCCCGCGCCTCTGACGACGCCTCCCGCCGTGATGTCGGTCTGCACTGTCATGCTGCCCAGCGCCGCCGGGTTGAGCCGGTGCAGTGCCTCGGTCCAGCCCGCGTCCTTGCGGCCATAGAGCTTGGTGTCGGCAGGCGCGTCCGGGAACGTCGATTGCGCGGAGCCCACCCAGGCCGATCCGTTCCAAGCATACGAGACGCCTGGAGCGGGGTTGTAGACCTGACCGTTGGTCGGGCTCGCGGGGAAGTTCATCGCCATGACTAGGCCTCCCATCCCGGCGGCATCAGGGTCAGCTCGACTTCGGTGTGGCCGGGGTTCGTATAGGCATACACGGTTGCCATCGAGACGATGTACCCGATCTCGTCGCCCGCCGTGAAGTCGCGGGTCATCACCGCGTCGAGGGTGATCGAGCCCGCCGCGTAGGGCGGGACCTGAACGAATCCGATGCCGTTCTCGGTTCCGTTGATGAGCAGGCCCAGCCGCCCGCCGCCGAGCGCGGCATCGGGGTTGAAGTAGACCCGGTTCTTGACGAGGTAGGTGCCGGTCTTGGGGACCTTGATCGCATTGCCGCCCAAGCCCACCACCGCGCCCGCCGTCCAGCCGCCGATGTTGACGTTATACGCACCGATGATGCCGTAGTTTCCAGCCGCGAGATGCTCCTGGCCGAGCGCGCGGGACGCGAGGCAGCGCACCGGAGCCATCGGCTTGAGCAGGCTGTTGCTCGACGGGGACCACAGCGTTCCGGTCCACGTATAGGTGATCCCGCCCGAGGGCGTGTATTTCTGGCCGGTCGTGGGGCTGGAGGGGAAATCTGCGGGCATCACCAAATCTCGTATTTCAGGTAGGACCCGGCTTTGACGAAACCGGCATTCATGACGATGCCGATGCGGTCGACGGTCTTGGCCTCGGTGCGCGCCCCTCCGGTCAGGCCGTTGGTGTTCTGGACGCTCGCCGTCGACGAGAAGGCATATTGCGTGATCATCGCCGACGTCTGCACGCCCGTCGCCGGGTTGCCGAGCGACACCGTCCCCTTGGACGTCGTCGGCACCGCCGCGTTCGACTGATTGCCGACAAGGATGCTGGACGCATAGCCGTAGCCGGTTGCCCGCATCAGTGCGCCCGCACCCGACGAGCTGGCGAAATAGCCGGTCACGTAGTCGCTCGCGCCGGTCTTCCAGACTCCGCCCTCCATGAAGACCATCGTCGGGTAGCTGTCGACCGTGTTCGCCACGCAGCCCAGGTCGAACTCGACCATCGTCGCGCCCGGCGGAATCATGATCTCCCAGGAGACCTCGGTCGAGATCGTCTTCTTCTGGATCGCCCGCGCCATCGGCTGCTGGATGTTGGGACTCACATCCGGCGGCACCGCGACCGCGACCCACTGGTTGGACGAGCCGTCCGCGTACCAGATCGACATGATCCCGGTGAGCGAGTTCCACCAGAGCTGGCCCGGCGTGGGGCTCGCCGGAGGCGTGTCGGAGATCGAGATTCCGGCGGCATCGCCCAGGAACGCGAGCTGCTTCGAGACGCCCGCGTGCCGGAAGGACGGATTCTGGCCGGTCACGTACCAGACCTCGCCGTCGGCGGGAGCTGTCGGTGTGACGGTGCCGGGACGCACGACGAACGCACCGCCGCCCGCTGCGGTCGCCGCGAAGGATTGCTTGGCCGAGAAGTCGGAGTCGTGGGAGCGGAACGCGAGGCTCTTCGACGCTCCCTGGACCCGCACCGTGGGGTAGTTCGTGGAGAACCACATCATGCCGTCGGCGAGCGTCCCGGTGGGAGCGCCGGTCGTCGCGAACTTGAGCGGCGCGAGGCTCGCCCCGGCGGCAGCGAGGTTGAGCTGGCCGGTCATCGTGTCGCCGGTCAGGTTCACGTAGAGCGCGTCCGCCTGGGCCTGCGTGAGCCCGCCTGCCGGGCCTGCCGGTCCCGTGTCGCCCGTGTCGCCCTTCGGTCCCTGCGGCCCCACCGGACCCTGCGGACCAGGAGGCGAGGGCAGATAGGCCGCGACCCACTGCGTCGAGTCCGCGTCGGTGTAGCGGATGTGCAGCGTGCCGTTCAGCGACGACCACCAGAACGTCCCAGGATCGCCGCCAGCGGGCGCGGTGTCGGAGATCACGGCAGCGCCCGCCGCAGGCACCCAGGCCTCGTTCTTGCGCCCGTAGGTGTTCCCGTCCGCCGGAGCCTCGTCGACCTTGATCGCCTCTAACCGCTGGGCCTCCTGCTGCACCAGGACGAAGGTCTCCTGGAGCCCCGTGACGTCCATCATGGTGATCGGCAGCGTCGGCGGGAACGTGTCGGGCTTGCCGGTGACGTCGTCCCATTCGACCTGGACGCCGACGCCTGCCGCCACCACCCAGCCGCCGTTCTGCCTCCCGTAGATGCCGCCGTCCATCGGCGCTTCGATCGGGCGGATCGCCAGATCGTCGACGAGGTTGATGATGTCGGACTCTGGATGCTGGTGGTAGGCGACAGCCCCGCCTGCCAGCGCCTTCACCTTCCAGGTCAGCTTCGAGACCTCGTCCCAGATCGGCGTCCAGACGGTCGGCGTCGTGGCCGCAGGCATCTCCGCCACGGTCGTGAGATCGAGCCACAGCTCCGCGACGTCGCCCATGTAGTCGACGGTGATTCCGGGACCGCTGCGCATCCGCAGGCTGACGTTCGTCTCCAGCACCCCGACGCCCTGGAGCAGGGAGTTCTGGAACGTGTCGCCCGGCGTCTCCGGCCTCGGCGGAGCCGGAGGCACGGGAATGGCAGGCTCGGGCGCGAACTCGAAGCGGTCGGGCTTCGCCGGAACGAGCGGCGGGAGGGAGCGCGGTTCGTCCGTCATCCGACACCATCCGCGACAGGCAGGGTTCCCACGATCAGCGTCGTGCGGCTCTGGGACGGTCCCAGCGGCACGCCATCGACGATCGACTGCACCGGCACGCCCCGGCGCTTCGCCAGAATCCGGGCCTCGTCCAGGGTCAGGGGATCGACCCCGAGCGGCGTGATCGCGGGCAGCGGATCGCGGAGGTAGGCCAGGGACACGCGCACCGTGCCGGGTCCCATCTGGCGCATGTAGCCCCACGGCACCCAGACGTCGATCAGGTTCGGGTCGGTGAGCACGACGACGCCCGAGCCGTCGCCCGAGGTCGCCTGGAAGAAGGGCGCGGTGACGTCGCCGGGGCCGGGCGGCGGGAAGGAGTTCGTGCGCCGCCCGTAGTCGTCCCACTGCACGAAGTCGGGCGACATCGACAGCGTGATCGCCTCCTCGGGCTCCCACTTCGCATGGCTCGCCTGGAGGAGCCGGTATTGCCAGCGCCAGTCCTGGCCGGTGGACGTGGTCTCGAAGACGACCTGTTTCATGCCGCCCTCACAGCTTGATGTAGAACGTCAGCAGGAGGAACGGGTCCTCCAGGCTGAAGGCCTGCCCGCCGCCCGCCGCCGCGATCGAGACCCCGGAGGCGACAGCGGCGATCGAGATGTTCGCCGGGCCGGTGTTGATGCTGATCCCGGTCGCCATGTACCGCACCGAAGCCCCGGCGACGATCGCGCCGCCCGATCCCGCGCGCAGCGCCGCGCCGCCGGTCGAGCCGCCCGTGTCCTGGCTCAGACGCATGTCGTGGGTGTGCGTCGGATCGGTGACCCCGTGACCGTGCCACGCATCGGTCAGGACGTGGTTGTGGCCCGGATCGGTCAGGGTGTGGTTGTGGCTCGGGACCTTCTCGATCGTGAGGGTCATCGAGGCCCGCCCGCCGTTCGCGCCGACCATCGCCGCAGAGCCGCCGATCACGGTCCCGGTGTCGAGGCCGTTGTCGGTCGTGAAGTAGGCTCCGGCCAGCCGCCCGCTGTCGAAGCCCGAGCCCATGTTCTCCATGCCGGTCGGCTGGCGGCCCTTCATGTCCGGCAGGCTCATCTGCTTGTTGGCAGTCCAGTCGCCGTCGGACGAGGCTCCCTTCGCAGGCAGCACCTTGAGCATGTTCCCGGCGTCCTGCTGCCAGAGATGCTTGAACAAGGCCTCGCAGTCCGCGTTCGCCCGCTCCGTCGCGCCCGACGTCACGCTGCCGATCGTCAGGCCGTTGCAGCGCACCGCGCCCGATCGCTGGGCCGCGTTCGAGAACGCCATGAACATCTCGCCGGTCTTCAGCAGCGTGTCCGGGTTCACCGGCTCCGGCGGGTCCACGACCTCGCTCGGCGGAGGCGCGGGCGGGAGGTTGTCGATGTCCTCCAGGAGCTGGCCGTACTGGTCGAACGAGCGCGCCCGGTAGGGGCCGATCTCGCCGATCCAGACCGGCGGAATCCGGCCCGAGCCCGAGGTCTTCACCGGCTGGCCGTGCGGGATCGACAGGCTCGCGTCGGTGTAGACCGCGACCGGATCGAGGGTCCCGGCCTTGTAGAAGTAGGTCTCCGCCAGGAGGACGCTCCCGTCGTAGGGATCGTAGAAGCTGGTCAGCGAGACCGGCGAAAGGGCAGATGCTCCGGCCATTATTCGTCACCCCCGTAGCTCTGCACCGCGCCGTAGGCTCCGGCTGTCCCGGGCCTGATTCGCTTCAGCTTGCTCTTCCGGTATGTCTCGTCCAAGGCCTTCAGGAAGGCCATACGGTCCGCCGGGACCTCGTTGTGGAGCCGGGCCATCCCGAGGTTCTCAGCCTTGGCAGCGGCCTCCGCACCCGATCCGGCTAGTCCCCTATACATCCGATCGAGCAGCCCGATGCCGACCTGTCCGAGATTCGGGTAGGACGAGAAGGGAGGCTGCACCGCAGCCCCCACGTCGACCGGGTTGGTGACCTCCTTCTGGCCTGCGAGGCGGCCTGCCGTGGCCGACTGCTGATCCAGGCGCTGGAGCGTGCCCTTCTGCCGCGAGAGCCCCTCGATGCGCTTATAGAACGCCTCCGCCTCGGAGTCCCCGAGGAGCAGCCCCATCTTCTGCCGCCCGTAGTTCGAGCGCAGATTGCGCATCGCCGCCTCGGGCATCTCGGTCCCGCCCATGAGCTGGTCGATCGAGTCCCTGGCCCCCATCCGCAGCGCGGTCTTCTCCTCGTCAGACATCCGCCGGAGCTGGCGCGCGAACTCGTCGGGCCGGGTCGACCGCTTGAACAGGTTCTCGCCCTCGTGCCGGGCCTCCAGAATCTGGGAATCGGTCCGGTAGGCCTTGTTCGCCGCGTGGTAGGCCGACTCGCCCTTCTGGTTTCTGGTGGCATCCTCGAGAACGTCGACCAGGGAATTGCGCACGTCGATCAGGGGGCCGGGGTTGCCGCCCGCCCTGATCTTCTCGCCGATCATGTCGTCCAGGTTCTCCTTGGTCGTCTTCAGCGACTGGAAGTCGGTCCGGTTGGTCAGCGCGCCCCGGATGTTCAGCAGCTCGCGCTCGTTCGGCAGGAGGTCGGTGGCATCCGCCGCGACCGAGGTCGGGAGCCGCTTCTCGATCGCCGTGACGATCGGCGTCGTGTCGATCTTCTTGCCCGCCGCCGCAGCTTCCGCCTCGCCATAGAGCCGGTTGGCTTCGTTCCGCCGGGCCTGCCGGACCATGTCGGTGTCGTCGGCATAGTTCGCGGCCTTGGGCTCGACATACTGGTCGAGAGCCTGGGAGAGGCTGGAGTTGTCGCCCTGGAGCTGGGAGCGCCTGCGCTCCAGCATCTCGCGCATCACGCCCTGCTGGGGTCCCGGCGTCGTCAGGAGCGCCTCACCCTGGCCCCGCAGGCGGTCGGAGAGGTCGGTGAGGGTCGCCTCCGGCCCGACTTGCTGGAACTGCCGATAGGTCGGGACCGCGCCGCCCGTGTCCTCGATCGCGCCCGCGACCTTGGCCGCCGACGATGTGGGGACCGTCCCCACACCCGGGATATTCGCGGTCCGGCCCGCCTGATTCGGTCCCATGGCTCCCGAGACCGACATGGACGTGCCGCCGCCCGCGATGGCTCTGGCCGCCCCTTCCGCCTCCGGGAAATACTTCTCGGCGAGCTGGCCCGCCAGCTCGGAGGCCGCGCCCGGCGCGAGCCCCTGCGCGATCAGCTCCTTGCCGACCGCGACGATCGCCTCGGCCTTCGTGAGCCCCTTGACCGCCATGCCCGCAGGCAGGATCGCCCCGCCCGTGAACTCGCCGATCGTCCCGGCGAACTTTCCCGCCGTCGTCTTCGGTTCGTAGTCGACGCCCGGCACGAGCCCCGTCGCGGCTGCATCCCGGACCGCGTCGGCGGAGGTCGGCGCGTGGACGTCCTGCTCGTAGCTCTTGCGCAGCTCCTGGCCGGACGCCTCGCCCCGGGTCCGGTTGCGCACCCAGATCGCCGCCTCTTCGAGCATGCGCTGGATGTCGCCCGGCATGCCGGGAATCCCGACGACGCCCTTCGCGATGCCCGACAGGCCCGACTTCGCCACGTCCGCGCCGATGCCCGCCGTGTCCTGCGGAATCTCCCGCAGGGGCTGACGCCCGGTCGGGGTCGTCGTCGGCTGCTGGGATGGCGGCAGCGGCGCAGCCGGGGCTCCCGGCACCTGGGGAGCCTGCTGCGGGTCGTTGGGGTCGTAGAGGAGCTTGCCCATTACTTGCCCGCCTTCGAGCCGTCGCTCTGGTAGACCTTGCCGTCCGGCGTCACGTAGACCGACCCGGTGGGCAGGGCGTCACCCGCCTCCATGGAGGGGACCGAGACGGGGGTCTTCATGGTCCCCTGGACCCTCGCGTTCGAGGAATCCTTGAACTCCGTCGCCTTGGCGGGTTCGCCGAACGTCGGGTCCGAGAAGTAGTTCGTCGCGCCCTTCTGGCCGTCCTCGGACAAGCCTGCGGTCTTGGCCCGGTTGCGGATGCCGTTGACGAAGCCCTTGGTCTCGCCCCACCGGGACTGACGCTGGGCCTCCGCCGCGTTCACGAAGTCGGCCTTCATCTGCGAGGTCAGGGGAGCACCGCCGTTCAGCCGGGCGACCATCCCTTGAGCCCAGCCGGGAATGCCGCCCGAGCTGGTGATCATCCCCTGCTCGTTCTGGGTGACCGTGGACGAGGGGTCGATCGCCTTCAGCACCTGGATGACACCGTTGATGTCGCCCGCCGCCGTGCCCTGCCCGAAGGCCGCCCGCATGGCGACGTTCGCCTCGGAGAGCGCCCGGAAGTTCTTCACGGTCGGATTGCTCTCGAACTGGGTCGCGAGCTGGTTCTCGCGCTCGAACGACTTCTCCTCGCGCTCGTCGAGGGGCTCCAACTGCGGGCCACGATCGGACTGGCGCACTCTCCAGGTCCGCTGGTCGCCCTCGGGAATCCCGAACTCCTTCCGGCGGGGATCGGTCTTGGAGAGGATCACGTCGCCGTTCGGGCGCGTGCCGGTGGTGTTGCCCACCGGGACCGCCTCGCCGGTCACCTTGTTGACGCGGATCAGCCCGCCGGAGCCGTCCTTCTCGACCGACCAGTCCTGCGCCCGGCCCGTGGCCGAGCCCGCGACAGGCTCCGCCGTGCCGGTGACCGGGTTCGTGCGGAACAACTGCCCGCCGACCTCGGTGAAGCCGTAGCCCTTCGCCCCGGTGCCGACGCCCTGGCCGGTGAGGTAGTTCTGGACCGCCGTGATCGTCGAGGCGTCACCCGAGCGGATGGCGGACGCCAGCATGGCGCGCTGATTGTCCGTCAGATTCCCGCCGACCGGGCTCGGCGGCACGCCATAGCCGCCGCCGCCCTGGAGCCCAGGCTGGCCGCCGCCGCCCGCGATCGGAGCTGGTTGGGGCTGCGGCTGCGGCTGCGGCTGGGGCTGGGGCTGCGGCTGCGGGGTCGGTTGGACAGGCGGCGGACCCGCAGGCATCGGCGAGCCGGGATAAGCCGACGTCGTCGAGTTGGGCGGGACAGGGACCGCCGAGCCGGGATCGAGGTCGCCCGCCGGGCTCGGGAAGAGCGGCTGGTTGTTCCCCGTCACGGTCGGAGGCGCAGGAGGGGGCGCAGGGGGCTGCTGCGGAGGCGCAGGAGCGGCCTGAGGGGCTGGGCCGGGCGGTTGGGCCGCCTGGGGTGCCGGAGCCGCCTGTGGGCCTCCCTGCGGGCCTGCCTGCGAGGCTCGGGACAGCGCCTCGACCGCCTGCTGGCGCGTGGCCGGGTCGATCGTCGGGTCGTTGACGATCGCCGTCAGATTCTGGAAGACCTCCGGCGGCAGGCCGTTGGGGGTCGGCTGCTGCGGCTGGAGCTGGTCGCCGCCGGGACCGCCCGCGAGAGGTCCGCCGCCCGAGCCCTGGAGCTGCGCCTGGGGTCCCGGCCCGACCGGAGCCGAGGGCGAGATGTTGGGATCGCCACGCGGCATGACCGGCGGCGGCAGGCCCTGCTGGCGATTGCGCTCGACCTGTTCCTCGTAGGTGAGCTGGGAGTCCGGCGGACCCGGAAGCGGAGCCAGGGGAGCTGCGGCAGCGCCCGGACCCTGGCCCGCGCCAGGACGGTTCTGCGCGCCGCCGACGCCACCCGGCACCGCTGGCAGGGGAGCCGCCGCCTGACCGGGAAACCGCCGCGTCCACTTGGTCGCGAACTCGCCCGCCGTCATGTTCGGATTGCCGCCGTTCACCGCGATGTTGCGCGGGCTCGTGACGTCGCCCGCCCGAGCGTTCGGGTTCTTGAGGAGCGCCAGGGCACCGCCCGCGCCCTGCTGGTGGGCAAGGTACAGCTCGCCGTCCGTCACGGGCCGCCCGAGCCCGGATTCCAGGATGCGCTTGTTGTCGAGGGCGAGCCGGGCCGCCGCGTCGACGTTCGCCTGGGGATCGCGCCGGTCGCCCTGGCCGTACTTCGCCCAGGTCCCCTTGGTGAACTGGGTCAGCCCTGTTGCCCCGGTCGAGGACACCGCGTTCGGGTTCCCCGACGACTCGATCTCGATCAGCTTGTTCATGTAGCTCGGCGAGAGGCCGTACTTCGAGGTCGTGGTGTCGACCAGCGTCTGAAGCTCGGCAGGCAGCGGCTTGACATAGGTCTCCTGGGGCGAGGCGGGCTGGGGCTGGCCCGGATTGCCGCCGCCGCCGGACAGGCTGTTCGTGCCGCCGCCGCCGTAGATGCCGCCGGGACCGCCGAGAGCCCGAGCTGCCGCGCCCGGATCGTTCGCCAGCCTGCGCGCCGCATCCTCGCGGGCCGCGTGCGAATAGCTGTCCTTGTAGGCCGCGTTGTACTGCCCGTAGATGCTGCCCAGGCCCTCCTGCATCATCTTCGAGACGTCTTTCGGCCCCCAGTCCGAGGTCGTCGGACGGATGCCCGCGAAGGCCTGGACAGGCCCGCCGCCAAAGATCGGAACGTTGATCGGCATCTTGCCCTCCTACCCGAACAGGCCCTTGAGGAAGGTCCCGAATCCCGTCATTCCGCCGCCCGCGCCGCCGCCTGCCGCGCCAGCTCCGGCACCCGCCGCGCCCGCGCCGCCGCCGAACGCCCCGCCGAGAATCTGAGCGCCCATCTGGAGGCCGCCCATGATCGCGCCGTTCCGGTTCGCCGCCGCCTGCTGGCCCGCCTGGAAGCCCTGCTGACCCGCCGGGATCAGGGTTTGGTAATACTGGTTCACCGCGCCCGCTTGGTTCGCCCCGTAGTTCAGCTCCAGGTTCGCGAGCCCCTGGCCCTCGCCGACCCGGAGGCTCGCCTGATCCTGGCCGTACTGGTTCCGCATCTGGGCGATCGCCGCCCCGGTGCCCGACTGGAGCCCCGCCTGGGCCGCGCCGCCCTTGCCGTAGATGTCCGAGAGCTGCCGGGCCTGATCGGAGTAGAGCCCCGCCTCGCCCGCGCCCTGCTGGCTGTAGATGCCCGCCAGCCCCTGCGCCGAGTTCTGCGAGGCTCCCTGGAAGCTCTGGAGGTTCTTCTGCCAGTTGCCGTATTCCTGGTTCGCGAGGTTCGAGGACAGGCGCGTGACCGCGTCCGCCGTGTTGCCCGAATAGAGCCCGCCGACCTTGCTCGCCGCGCGCTGCGCGCCCTTGGTCGCCTGATCGACTTGCCACTGGTAGCCGGGACCCGCCGTGAACGCGCCTTGAGCCGCCGCCGTGCCTTCCGCACCGCCCAGGCCCAGGCTGTTCTGGTACATCTGGTAGCCAGCCATGTTCTGGTCGTGCAGCGGCTGGTAGACGCCCGCCGCCTGCCCGTAGCCCTGCTGGAGCGCCTGGAGCGCCTGCCCATAGCCGCCGGTCGTCGCCCCGACTTGCTGATTCTGCGAGTTCTGGAGCGTCTGCCCCGCCGTCCGCGACGAGTCGCGCAGCATGTTCGCAGCGGTGTTGTAGCCAGCGCCGAGATAGCCCTGCGCCCCATTGTAGGCGGGCTGAAGCAGGCCCTTCGCGTTGGTGTTGGTCGTGCCGTAGATGTCCATGAGCTGGTCGCGCTGCGCGGCGGCCTGCTTCTCGGTCCACAGTGCGGTGTTGCGGCCCCCGGTGCCGGAAAATGAACTCGCCATTACGGTAACCTCAGATATTCGAGGAGCCTGCGGTGCCAGTGCCACGTCTTCATGAGCCACTGGTGATATTCGACGGTCGGGCGGCCCGTGCGGTCGACGATCGGAATCTGAGGCCCGAGCGGCATCGGCGGATCGCCGACGTCCTCAAGGTTCTCGACAACTTCGCGAGGCGCTCCCATCTGCCGGGGCCGGGGAAGGATGGTCATGAGCCGATGTCCCTCCACGGCACGCGGTTGATGTTCCCGCCCATGCGGTTCTTGGCGTAGTCGAAGACCTGATCCTGGGCCGCCTCCAGGCTGAGATCGCCCTTCCGGTAGGCCTCCCAGATCGCCCCGACGTCCTTCTTCGCGCCCTGCTTCTGCGCCGCCGGGAAGAGCGCCCGCACGCCCTCCCAGGTCGGGCTCTGCACCTGATAGGGCTTGATGCCGTACTGCTTCGCGAGGTCACGGCCCGCGTCCGCGTACATGCCGTAGAGCCCCATCGTCCCGGTCTTGGCCGAGGATGGACCGGCGTTGCCCAGCCCCTCCTTGACCTCCATGTCCGAGCCGCCCAGAGGCCGCAGCAGCGCCGCCGCGATGTTGTGGGTGTCGCTCGTGTAGTCGTCGTAGGGGCCGTTGGGCGAGATGATGTTGTTGTAGAAGTTGCGGACCTTGTGCTGGCCGCCGACCGCGTTCGAGATCGTCTGCCGGTCGCCGCCGGAGCGGATCGACGACATCGCGTTCTCCAGGGCTCCCAGGCCCTGCCACGCCAGGGCCGTGCGGTCGCCCGTGCTCGCGTTGGTCTGGTAGCCGAGCTGGCCGCCCTCGGGGCTCAGAATCGGATACTCGTTCGGGCGCGTGGCGTCGGTGTGCGCGTAGGTGGCGAGCCCCGCCTCCTTGTCCGGCAGCTCGGAGAGCCGCATGCCCGCGAAGGGCTTCAGCGATTCCCCGTGCGCCCTCAGGTTCTGCGCATTCGAGCCCGACATGAAGCGGTTGATCAGCGCGTCGGTGATCTGCGGATTCTCGCCGTAGGTCTCGATCATCCGCCGCGCCATCTCGACGTTCTGGTACCAGTCCTTCTGAGGCGACAGGGCCGCGATCGCGCCCGCCGCCGACGAGCGGTCGATGCCGCCCTTCTGCGCCAGCTCCTCGGCGATCTTGTTGCCGCCCGGATACCACTGGATCGCCCGCTCGCGGATCGCCGGGTCCATGCCCTCGTAGAGCCGCCGCAGATTCGAGGTCATGACCTCCATGGCCGCGCCCGCCCGCTCTTCGGGGTCCGCCGAGCCCGCGACCTTCTCGGGGATGATCGAGCGCAGCGGGTTGTTCGTGGCCTTCTCCCAGAACGCCGGGTCCTCGCGCATGGCGTCCTGGTTGATGCGCAAGTCCTGGGTCGAGCCGATGTTCGGGGCCGCCGACTTCGAGAAGGGCACCCGCTGCGCCACGCGCTCGTCGGGCAGCACGGAGGCCGCAGAGCCCCCGGAGCCCACAGCGGCACTCGCCTGTGCCCCATTGGCGTGAGGGACCTCCACGGTCATCCCACCGGGTCCGACTAGTCGGGTTCCGCCAGGGAGAGCCCGCTCGACATCCCCCGCCGCCCCGACAGCCTTCCTGGCCGCAGGCATCACCGCGCCCGCCAGGGCCGCGCCGCCGTGCCCCAGCTCCGGGATCGCGTTCAGGAGCCCCGTGGCGGCCTGCCCGTAGTCCGAGCCTGCAAACCCCGCCCCGGCGTCGTAACCGCCGCGAGCGGCTGCGACAGGCGGCAGGAACTCCGCCATCTCGCCGCCGCCGGTCAGCATCTTCTGCGCCTCGGGCGAGAGCTTGCGAAACCAGTCCGAGCCGGTGATCGCCTGCCCCATGCGGTCGATCGGATTGGCCTGGGCTTGAGCCTGGAGCATGGCGGGCCGGGCCGTGCGCTCGACCGTCTGCATCGGCGAGCCCGAGAACTGCGACGGCTGCGAGCGATAGAAGGCGTCCAGCTCTTCGCGGGTCATGCGAGCACCTGTCGGGGTCGGGACGCCTTCGTCCGGGTCGAGATCGCAGATTCCAGGGACACCCAGACCGGGTCGACGCATTCGACGCGGATCATCACGCCCTTGCTCGTCGAGCGGCCCAGGTTGTTCACCGTGACCTTGTTGGCATACCGGCCCTGCTGGCCGAGCGAGCGGGCGAGCGGGTTCGACCAGTTGGCTCCGCCATCGTGCGACCAGCTCACCATCACCGCCGGGTTGGTCTCAAAGGGCGAGGGCCGCTCGACCGAGCCGAGGCCGGACGTCATGTCGAAGTCGATCGAGGGAATCCGAAAGTTGACCGGGAACTGCTTCACCGGGCCGCTCTCGACCCGGTACCGCACCCGCTCGGTGTCCTCCTGGAAGTAGTCCGGGTCGATCTCGTGGATCATGCCCATGTGGATGTCCTGGCACATCCACCGCTGGCCGTAGCGGCTCGCGAACCGAGCCCGCCAGAACGGCAGCGTCTGGAAGGGCGTCGTGAGCAGCGGCGAGAACGACTCGCGCTTGTTCCAGCCCTTGGTCACGAGGTTGTATTCCCACGTGAAGTCGGGGCCGGTGAGGCTCCAGAACGCCTGGGCGTTGAACGTGTAGACCTGGGCGAAAAGCTCGAAGTTGCGGTCCTGGCTCCGTTTGATGTCGGCGACCACGTCGTCGTTGCTCACGACCACCGGATCGTAGCCGTGGAGCATGCGGACGGTGCAGTCCCCCGAGACCCACAGCAGGCCGTTCTCCCACTCGCTGCTCCCGCCCGCGACCGCGTAGGGACCGATCAGCCCGGCATCGATCGAGGACTGCCGCTGGAGCGGAAAGGGATCGCCCGCGACGTCGACCCAGAACTCGATCGACTTCGAGGACATCACCGCGAGCGCGTTGCCGGTCGACTTGCAGCGGAACAGCTCGTCGGCGACGTATTCCGACGACGCCACCGAGAGCGCCTCGACGTCAGTGCTCTGAAGCTCGGAGGCCAGGATCGTGCCGTCGCGGCGCGTGAAGAAGAAGTAGCCGGAGAAGTATTCGACCGATTCCACCGCGCCCACCGCGCCCGCCGGATAGGGCTTCACGGTGTTGTCGGCGAGGTCGTAGATGAAGGCTCCCTGGTCGATCGTGACCATGACCACGTCGGGCGTGATGGGCCGCATGTTCTTGGCGAAGATGATCGGGGTCGAGCCCGCCAGGGGCGAGATCACCGCGACGTTGGTCCCGTCGGGCTGCATCAGCAGCATGCGGTCCGTCCAGGCGTTCAGGAGGGACGTCGAGACCTCGAACAGGCCGCGAGGCTTCAGGCCCGTGCCGTTGGCGAGCGCAACCTTGCGCCTCAGGCCGGGCGTGCGCCGGATGCGGATTTTCTCGCCGATGCGGGCCGCGTAGGCATTGACGAGCGTGCCCTGGCTTTCGCCGGGCTTGCGGCCCGGCTGGGCAGTGATCGGCCAGGGGATGTCGACTTGGGCCATACGCTCCTCGGCATCAGATCCTCTCGGACCTCTGGACGGCATAGGTGGGCAGGCGCGTCCGCTGGAAGCGCAGAGCGCCCTCGGCTCGTGCCGCCTTCGCCTGGACGGTCGCCAGCTCGGTGTCGCCCAGGCCGAACGTCTGGGCGTATTCCCCCGCCATGTAGGCCGCGATCTCGGTCAGGGCCTCGTCGGGGATGTAGTCGGGCGTGTCGACGGAATAGACGCGCGCCTTCGCCATCGCGAGCAGGCGCGCATCCAGAATCTCGTCGACCGCGCGATAGTCCTCGGGCGGCAAATCCTGGCCCGCTTGGTACGAGCCCAACTCTTTCAGGATTTCGCGGACCAATGCCGCCCGAGTTGCCATCAGTCGCCCTTCCGGGACGACTTAGACGTCGAGGGGCGACGTGCGCCCGAGTCGGATTCGAGCTTCATCTCGTCCGGGCCTTCCCAGTCGTCCGGCGGCGGCTTGAGCGTGTTCAGCTCGCCCTCGGGTCCCTTGTAGGAGCCCTCGCGCTTCTGCCGCTCCTCGTCCTGCTGCTGCTGGCTCGCCTGGAGGTCTTTGGCGTCCTGCTCCTCGGCCTGGGCCTTCTGCTCGGCCTGCTGCTTCCAGTCCGGCCCGCCGTCGACCTTGAAGAAACGGTTCCCGGCGAGGGAGGCGAGATGGCTCGCGGCCTCCTTCTTGCCCATGCGCTCTTCGAAGTTCACGGCCTTGCCCGGCAGCATCTGGATTCCGGCATAGGTGACCGGGTTCTTGTCGTTCTCGTCCTCCGGCGTGTAGGTCACGTTGGGGCCGAGCTTGGGGGTGTCTTCCTGGGTTTCCGACATCGATCTCTCCTCAGTCGAACTTCGAGTAGTAGTACAGCAGGACGCTGAAGATGGACCCCGACAGGTCGGAGGCTCCCTTCAGCGTGAGGCAGATCGGCGTGTCGGCGTCCCCGATGTAGCCCGCGTTGGTGATGAAGTCGTCGTCGATCAGCTTCGCGTTCAGGAGGAAGCCCGACCCGAACCGGGTCGGTGCGGCGAGGGTCCCGACGTCGAGGGTCGCCGCTCCGATCGTCGGAGCCTGGATGCAGATCGTCGAGCCGAACAGCAGCGACTTCCCCGGAATCGTTCCGAACAGCACCGGGGTGTTGAGCTTCAGGAGCGCCGAGGGCGTCTGAATCCCGAACCCGGTGTTGATCGGGGTCGAGTCGTAGTCGTAGCGGATGGCCTGGACCGCATTGATGTTGGGGTAGTCCCTGGCCGGAGGCGGCTTGTTCTGGGTGGTGACCGGCATGGGCTCAGTCCTTCTGGATGTAGAAGGGGATCAGGAACTCCGCCGCGCCCGTCGTCGCCGCCGTGTTGATGAGGGCGAACAGCACCAGCTCGGTCTGCGCGAGGCCGGTCTGGAGCCCGACGAGGCCCGACGTGACCGAGACCGTGGTCAGGCCGGAATCCGCCGCCTTGAGCACCGCCTCCGGGTCCAGCTCGGTGCCGATCTTCAGGGTTGGCGTCGTGCCGTTGAAGACGGTGATCACCTGACGGAACGTCGGCAGGATGAAGGCCCCCTTGGGGATCGTCCCGACATGGACGGGCTTGCCGTTCGACAGGGCGATCGTGCCCAGCGGGACCTGTCCCGTCGGGTCCGGGACCGGGGCCTGCTGGAGCCGCAGGCGGATCGCCATGATGGTGTTGGAGCTGGGATAGCCTCTCCAGGGCTTCGTGACTTTCGGGTAGGTCGCCATTGCCTGTCCTCTGCTTATCCGAAGGGGTTGGGCAGCTACCGGGGGGACGATTCCCCCCGGATTGTTTCACGTGGAATAGCCGAGCTTATGCGTCCGGCTCGGAGGCCACGAACAGGGTCACGACACCCCATTGGATGAGCTGGGTCGTGGCGGCGGAGGCCTCGGGATCGCGCTTGGTGTAGACCTTGCCGACCCCGTAGACGGACTCGACACCGCGACCGTTGAGGAAGCCGTAGTCGTCCTCGGCCCGCTCCGTCGGGCGAGGCATCTGGCCCCAGCCGACTGCTACTGCATTACGCCCGCAGACGAAGATCGGAGCCACGTCGACCGTCGACGTCGCCCCGGCATCGACCAGGGTGCAATAGTCGTCGATCTCGGGGACCTCCCGGATGATCACGCCACGATACAACAAATCACCATCCTGGAAGATGGGGTTGTCGTCCATGCCGGAGCCCTCGCGAGGCCGGGCGTTGAGGTTCGCCTGATAGATCGCCGGGTCGGCAGCAAGATCGCGCATGGCGTTCTGGCCGCAGAAAGCGACGAAGTATTCCCGGCCCTTGGTCTCGGAATCCCGATAGGGCGAGATGCCGGGCTTGGCGGAGCGGGCGCGGCGCTTGGCGAGCAGGATGTTCGCGGCGGACGCCTTGTCGCCTGCCGCCGTGATGGTGGCGAGCGATGCGGCGTGGTTGCCCACGATCATGTTCGAGATTTTCGACCCGTAGACGATCCGGTCCTTGTTGTCGGTCTGCCACTTGTTGAGCTGCGCAGGCGTGGCGGCATCGTAGAGAATGCCGTTGACGCGCTGGCCGCCCGTGGACTCGTTGCCGAGGTTGACGGGAGGGGCTTCGGTCGGCAGCGCGAACAGCGCCAGGACGATCTCGTCGCGGAGCAGGCCGTTCTGCCAGTCGGTCAGGAGCGGACGAACCAGCTCAAGCTGCTCGAACGCCGATTTGCGCATCTGGGCGCGGGTCAGCAGGATGGCGTTGCGGCTCCAGTCGACCCAGAGCCTCATGCCATAGTTCGCCATCTTCTCTTCGTTCCCGGTCAGCGGACCCGTGCTGACGCCCGGACCCTTGAGGGCCGAGACGATCGGAATCGAGAGGATGTCGCCGCCATCCGTCAGCTCGCGCGTGACCTGGATGATCGACGTCGGCGAAGAGCCCATGTAGGGCGAGAAGAAGTTGCCTCGGGTCCATTCCCGGAAGACGCTCTTCCGCCACTTGATGAGCTGGTTGTTGATGTGCGTGGAAGTCGTAGCCATCGTGAGCCCTCTCGCGAGGGACAGGCTTATCTCCGTTCAGGTTTGGCCCATCCCGATGCAAAGATTGCATCCTCGCTGCCGTCCTCGGGCTCGATCACGGTCCCTCGACCGGATGCACCAAGCCTCGATGTGGCAGTCGGAAGACGCACCTCATGCCTGGGGGCGTATCGACCATTGGCTCCGCGTGGGGCGTCGTCATCCGCCGGGGCTGGTGCCCGGCCTCGACCGTTGCCGTTGCGCGGCGGGGGCGGCTCACCCATCCCCATCTCCGCCAGGAGTTCCGCTCGGACGCGGTCCCGGTACCCGTTCAAGTCGGTCCCGATCTCGGTCTGAATCCGTCGCCCGTTGTGCCACTGCATCAGGGCCTCGCCGGGATTCGGCGAGCCCATGATCGACCAGTAGGTCTGGGGGTCCGGGTTGGAGCGGTCGCCGACCTGTCCGAACCACGTCCGATAGGCTTCCCGGAAGTCATCGCCGTATTTGATCTCGGCGACCTGGAAGGCGAAGTCGGACCGGAGGTTCTGGACCTCCTGCTGGAGCGGGTTAACCTTCTGCTCCACGAGGGAGCCGATGGTCGGCTCGGGGTCCTCGAAGATGCGCTGGTTGAACGGGGCCGGTTGGGCCTGGGGGTTGCGGATGTCCTGAATCTGGCGCTCCAGCGCCTGCCGCGCCCGCCGTTCCTCGCGCAGCTCGGCCAGGATGCCGTTGGCATCGAGTCCCTGCTGTTGAGGGCGTCCCCCGTCGTCCGGCTCGCGGGGAGCTGGCTCGCGGGATTCGCGGCGGATGGCGGGAGGCCGGGGGCGGCGATCCTCAGGCGTGATCGGCTCGCGTTGCAGCGACTGAATCATCGCTGAGACGACGTCCGATTCCTGGTGGTCCGGGACGATGACATCTCGCCCGCTGGGAGCCGGTCCCCGATCGTCGGGCTCCAGCTCGAAAGCGGATTCAAAGATGTCGGATTCGTCGGTGCGGACGCCTGCCATTGGTTTCTTCACCCTGATCCTGTCGCGTCGGATCGGCCACGATGGGC